CACGCATTGCTCTTAATTTGTCATATTCATTTTCAACATGTCCAAATCGTAAGTCATCTTCACGTGGGTCATATCCACAGTTATCACATACCCAGTTACGATAAAACGTGTGGGGGCGGTCAGGTTTACCCATTCCGCCATATTCCACACACTCAATTTGATGAGCCCTGCATAGCACTTGGCTACCGGGCCCTTCAAATGTGCTAATTGGATTATTACAATCCTCTAGCATACAAGTAGAGTTTACTCTAGTCTCTTTGAGATACTGAGCCGTACTCTTTGGCTTGTCCTTATTAGGGTCTCTTAGTCCCATAAGTCCTCAGCCTTTACTGTATAACCATTGTTGGGGTCATACTTTGGAGTTTTAAGGTTAGTGCTTTTCTTAATTTGTGCAATTAAGAAAGGACCACCACATCTCCATTCTGTTGCAAAGCCTTTAAGTCCATGCTCAGCATAACTTTCTGGATTTGCAGATTGATACCATCTGGTATAGGACATTTTCACTTTGTCCCAAAAAGAACCAGTTTCACTAAAGTCTGCTTCAAAGAAGTCTTTAGTAAATCCTACAAGTTCTCTTATATAGTCAGTGTCAACAGTAATACCTTGTTGATGACATGCATCAAAGTATTCGTACAACTGCCTAGCCTCCTTTGCTTGTACTGGTCGTTCTGCGTTTAGCATACTCCAATATCCTGCAAAGTATTTTGTGACTACAGGGTCTTTTGCTTTTGCTAGATTCTTTGTCATCAAAGTATCTGCTAACAAAGTAAATGCACCTGGCTCAGTTTCGTCACCAAACTTACTGTTGGTGGCAAACAAACCTGCTTGTTCAAAGAACACTTGTTTTTGGTTTGCTTTAATCCAAGCATCGTCATCAGCACCGTCGACTCTAACACCGAATACCATTTGCTTATAAGTATCGATAAAATCTAAAGGTTCCTTAGCATCACCATTTAGCAAAATAAAGTTACGTCTAATCTCTAACTTTTCTGCTGTTGGATACACTACTACAGGTACCATCATTTGTGCTGTACGAACTCCAAACACTTTTGTTGCAATTATATAAAGAGCAACTGCGGTGTGTTGTCCGTCCCAGGCAATATATTTGTCTGGATGTTTAGGATCTACATACACCTGTATTGGCATCACCATTGTGTTCTTAAATGCTGATAGGATATTTACAATGTGCCTAAAATTTAATTGGCGTTGCATTGTAGTATCAATCAATATTTGATCCAACGTTGCGTCAACAGAGGTACACAATGCAATATCAGATAATTTCTTCCATTGCTTGTTCCTGCGTTTGAACTCATCTACGACACCTATTAGCATATTTTTGAATACTGGATTCAATGCTAAAGATTCGTTTAGACGGTCTTGTAAAGTAACAAAGTTACTTTGGGTTTGGTTGTATTGCCGATTAACCTTATCGGCATGGGTTAATGTTGTCATTTTATGCCTCCTCGGACTCTGTCCTATTATTGCGGGCCTAATTGCCCTATGCATGGTAAGATTATCTCACCTGACTTTTACTATTATATGTCTTTTAAGATTTTTGTCAACCTTTAAATAATTCTTTTTTATCATAAAGGTCACAAATTTGTGAAAAGGTGTAATCATTATTACCCAAAAATCTAAAACTCATTCTGTTATTTCCAGTTGTAGTAACTCTATGCCAACTGCTTAAAGGTATAATGTATGGGCAATCGTATTGGTTCTTTCGGCCCACATGAGTAAGTTGGTCTGCATGAATATCGTCCATCAAGTCCATTACAGTTGTAGTAGTCATGCCATCTTCTGATATTTGCAAAGCCATTTCTTTGAAATATTCTTGGTTTATATCATTTAAATTTCCAACTACTGCTCTTTTGTGTTCTGTTACTTTGTCTATAAACCTTTCTGTCAAAGCCTTAAAACGTTGTTCGTATTCATCAGAACCTTTAGCAAAATCAACATAAGTTTCTCCTTCTTCAAGATACAAAGGAAAGTTTAATGCAAAATTTGTTCTACCCATTAGGTATTGTTGTTGTGCTTTGGTTACCCAATATGGATAACCTTCTCTGTGCCAACCTGTGCTTGTATGAAACTTCAAACAAGATATTGGCATCATTTTTTTACCAAGTATAGTGGTTTTTATTGGTGTAAGTATATCTATAGTAAATTGCTCTCTTATCCATTCAATAAGATTTTTTGCAATTTTATTATTATGAAGTGATGCTCCTACTGGTGCATCAGTGTCATTGTATGGATTATGATACCATACAAAGTTTTTTGTAATTGTGTTTTTGGATATTTGTTTTTTAGCAGATGCAATTTCAAAGTCTTGTTCGTCAAATATTTCATCTAACGAATATGGAAATTGTAATTGTGTTAAATCAATATACGGATGTGTTTCAGTATCTACAAACATGTATATACTTATTCATTTTCCGATATCTTTGATGTTATTTTTACCAATTACTTGATATGCACCTTTGTTGTAAGCAGGAGCAATAGTGTAGTTTTTACATATCTCTTGCTTTTCTTTTTCCCACTCGAGATTCTTTGAACCAGTGCCTGAACTAGAACTGATAGGCATACTAGGATATTTCTTAGCATGTTCTTTCATTTGTCTTGCACGTTCTTGTGCATAATGATTAGGCTTTGCTGTCTTGAATGCCTCTCTGCTTCTAGGATCTACTTTAGGTTGTATTCCATGACAGTAATCAACATACTGTTCAAAAGTCCACTTAGGCAAACCCATACGTTTGTGTTCTTTGTTTTTTATTCTCAAACCCTCTTCCCACTTGGCAATGTTTGCCTTGGTCATTTTAGGCTTGTATTTTCTATTTCGAATGGTCGTTAGACCTTGTGCTAAATGCATTGTCATTATGTTACCGCCTTCAATATTTCTACAAAAAGTTTGCCATATTTTGCAAACCATGTTTGGTCTTCCGTGAGTGCAATGCCATAACTGTTTGCTAGTTGTATAGCAGTATCTGTGCCTAAGAAAGCATTACTCACTAATAAAAATCCTGCACTAGATACTAACAAATATAAATGATCCTTACCTCGTAAACTGTGTGTCATAATAATCACAGTACCACCAAACAGCATAAGATATGCATATATTTCCATGTGCGGATTCAAAGATATTCCCAATGACATTGTCAATCCAAGAAATAATAGTGAACAACCTACAATTTTCAATGTAGTCTGAACAAAGTTGTCCACCTTCTTCTTTTGTTGTTTTGTCATTATGAAATATACAATTCGGCCTCTTCGTTAAAAGATTCTAATTCGTTGAAAAGTTGCTGACTTGTAAAACCAAGTTTTTTCTCTGCATTATCCAAATGAATATCTGCATCAACAAAATTCCAGTTTATAGTACCATCCTCATTGATGTTTTCTGGATTTTTTATTGCCTTGACAATTAAGTCTTTTATAGTTATTTTTCTACTCATAGTTACGCCTTTTTCTAAATTAATACATATATTATACTAAAAATAATAGGTTATGTCAACCTTTTTACCAGTTTTTTTGGCAATTATTCTTCAAAATCTAACTGACTTGTTTGTTGCTGTCTCCTATGGAAAGATACTGTATGTAAGGGTTCTTGTATGAGCCAACATATCAGCCAAAAACAAATAGTCACTATTATAGGTAACTTATGTCTGAACTTTAAATCTCCACAAAAAAAGGAGCCCGGAGGCTCCTTAATTTTTGCAAGTTTAACTTATGAACTTGCTAATGCTTTGTAACCAGCGGCAATAACTGCTCTGCTTGGAGTACCAAGTCTGTAAACTCTACGAGTTCTGTTTTTGGTATCAGTTACAGTATTTAGGTAAATTGGATACCCTTTGAATCTTAGTGCTTGAATCACTGCTTGTGGGTTACCAATTCCAAAGAAAGATTTCATTTGTGCTGAAGACAATGTTCTTCCTTCTTGAAGAGCCGAAAGTACTTTAGACTCTTTAGTTAATGTAGTAGTTGTAGTCATATGACCTCCTAATTTTCTACTTAATAATTCTGTGCTAAATTGCACATTATCTACTATTATATGTCTTTTAAAAAGAAAGTCAACCTTTTTTATTAATTTTTTAAATATCATTGTTTTTTGTTGCTTTTAGTGAATAATAAATTGTAATTGCTCCAAATACCATAGGGCATAAGAAAACTGCAATCAAGCCAAGTACACCTATATCAAAGAACTGCTTAACTGCAATAAAATATGTATCTAAGTTCATCCTTTATATCTCTCCGCTAAGTATTGTTCGTGTTGTTTCCATTCCCCATTGTCTATAAATCCCCATTCTCTTAACTGTGGACCGGGAATAAAAAGAGTCCAAGTATCAACGCCAGGCTCCAACTCAATGCGGTGAAGGCTACGACTCCCTGCAAGGCGTATAGTTCCGGGTGGTCTCCACTTTCGCTCGCCAGTTTTGAGATGCTCCCAATAGCCACCTTTAAGGATAATAGTGCAATAAGGCCAAGGATGGTCATGTAAATCATCCGGGTCTCCTTTATGAAAGTTATGTAAAAATATGTTGAAAGGGAACCATTTGCGTTCTTTAAGAAACAAATAGTATCTGGTTAGATAGGGCTCATTATCAAGCCTATCCATAATTATTCTTTTACGTCCTAAACGTTCAAGAATCTTTAGAAATGTTTTCATGTTGTGCAACTCTCTGTCTTAAACTTGTACTGCTAAAACTATGGTCTCTACCATTAAACACCAATTTGATGTTTCTGTCTTTACATATAGTTTTACCTGTAAAGTCTTTATCTTTGTATTCGACTCCTAACACTCTTACATTAATAGGAAGTGTTAAAAGTAAATCCTCTAGATCCTGCTCTGTCGCATAACAAACAATTTCATCTATATATTTTACAGCCGCTAATTGTATTTGTCTTTCCACTAAACTTTGTACTGGCTGATTTTTTGTGTCGGGTCTGTCTATAGTAGGATCTGTCTGTAAACCTACAATTAAATAATCACAATGATGTTTCGCTTCTTCTAGCATTGTGATATGTCCTGCATGTAACAAATCGAATGTACTACAAGTAAATCCAATTTTGCCACAATCTTTATAACTTAATCTCACGCAAAGTCCTTTAACATTTTTTTGATTTCTAGTGCATGTTGTTCTTCTTGACCGATTTGCCCTCTTGCATATTCTTCTAAATACACACTAGCACCATCGACCTCTGCTAACAACTTCTTGTATAAATTTACAGCATAAGTTTCATGCTCTAAACTTTCTTCAAGTATTTTTAAAATAGAATGGTCATGCGATTCTTCAATGTCTGCAATAACTTGGCTAGGATGTCCATTTAATCCTGTGATTAGTTCTCCAGCCTGTAAGGCATGTGCTAAACTTTCGTTTGCCTGTTCTTGCAAGAATGTTACAATAGGTATTCTATATGGTCCTGTAACCATAAGCGAACTATGTGCATATCTCACAACACCAGCCATTTCATACTCTATAATTTCATTAAGTATTTCACATACTCTCGATTCATTTAATTCTTTCAATTCCATCATTCTCCGTTGTAATACTCAAGACGTTCTATATCGTCCTCAGTGGTTTCTTCGCCATATTGTATTTCTATAATATGGCAAGGTTCATCAAAAGGATTATATGCTTGATGCCAATCACCTTGTTTGACATGAAAAACATTATCCTTACTCAAAGTGTGGATATTAAATTTATCTGGATCTCCACAACTATGTTTTAAATTCATTTTGCCTTTGCTAACAAACCACATTTCACTTCTTTTAAAATGTCTTTGATAACTTATTCCTTTGTTTGGTTCAATGATTAGTTCTTTTACACGAACAACATCATCTTGAAACAAGTCACTAAACTCGCCCCAAACTCTTCTAGTTGTTGGATATTTCCATTCTTTTAAAATCCAACTACTGCTATTGGCTTTGTTTTCTCCGCCAACACCAAATAAAAATTCATAACCTTCAACTTTCATTTCAGGTATATTTTCTTTAGTTCTGTCTCCGCCATTGCAAAAAATAAACTCTACATCTTTTGCAGTACCTTTAAATGCTTTTTTAACATCTTCTAATCCTGCGGAAACACTTCCATCTTTGTCTATTACACCATAAACATAATCAACCATTTCCATACGTTCTATTATGTTTGCTCTTTCTTCAAAAGGCATAAAAGGTCTGCCTTTTTTTCTAGTAAGCCATTCGTCGCTGTTTAACAAAACAACAAGTTTGTCTCCATGTGCTTTTGCACTTTCTAAATAATTGATATGTCCAGAATGCAGTGGATCGAACCCTCCACTAACAACGACAATTTTCATTTTAGTAATGCCCTAGATTTCTTTGACGTATCTGTTGACGCATTTTGGCATCTCTCATCTTTCTGGACTTTCTTTTACTCTTCATCCATTTAACGCCAGTCAACTCATACTGTTTCATATCACCTCGAGCCTCTGCATCACGTACCCAACGTTCCCAACGTTTTTTTGCTTGTTGCTTTTTACGTTTACGTTTCTCACTAGGCTTTTCGTAATATTGTTGTTTTGCTAATTCTTTTTGAAAATCAGACTTTTCAAGTTTTTTCTTTAAAACTCTTATTGCTTTATTTACATCGCCATTTCTTACTTCAACAGCCGCCTTGAACTTATCTAAATAATGTTCTTCTTTTTTAGGTCTGTCATCTCTTTTTCGTTGATTAAACGATTTTGTATATGATTTATTTCTTTGATTTTGATTGCTTCTATTTTTCAAGTTAACCTCTTAATTTAATTTTGTAATCCTTATCTGTGACTTCATTGCCATTATTATAAAGGAAAATAGGGTGTGTGTCAACATCTTTGGTAGGATAAGTTTTAAATTTTATACTTTCTACTCCAGATTCCTTTAATTTAGGGCCTCTAAACATGATGTTATGTAAACTAACTTCTATAATACTTTTTAATCCTCTAGCACCAATTTTGTTTTTTCTAGCCAATCTAGCAACATCTTTATAGTATTGTTCTTCAAATTCTAATTTTATTTCATCAAACTCCATTAGTTTTTGCACTTGTGGAATAATACTTGCATTGGATTTTTTAAGTATTGTTACCATATGTTTTTCTTCTAATTCATTTAGTGTAACAATATTTGGAAGTCTTCCTACCAATTCTGGTATCAAGCCAAATGATATTAAGTCTCTATGGTCAATGCTTTCTTGCCATTCTGTATCTTCCTTTGTATTCAATTTAGAATTGAATCCCATATTCTTTTTGTTTATCCTAGCATTCACAAGTTTTTCTATACCCACAAATGCTCCACTACAAATGAATAAAATGTTTGTGGTATCTACATCTACATAGTCTGGACGTTTTGTGCCTCCTGTAGGTATTTTAACAACTGTGCCTTCTATTAATCTTAATAGTGCTTGTTGTACACCTTCTCCACTTATATCCTTTGTACTGGCATTAGATTCACTGCTACGAGCCTTTTTATCTATTTCATCTAAAAATACTATTCCATGTTCTGCAACCGAAACGTCCCAGTTACATTGATGTAATAATCGTTCTATTACACTTTCTACATCTTCACCTACATAACCTGCTTCAGTTAATGTTGTAGCATCTGCAATAGTAAAAGGTACGTTTAATCGTTTGGCAAGAGTTTTAGCAAGTAGTGTTTTTCCACTTCCTGTAGGACCTAGCATAATAACATTACTTTTTTCTATTTTAGGTTCTTCGTCTCCATAAAATAATCTTTTATAATGATTATATGCAACAACACTCAAAACTTCTTTTGCATGTTCTTGGCTGATTACAACCTTATTAAGATGGTCATTAATTTCGTCAGGCGTAGGTACTTCAGTGATATCTAAATCATCTATAGTATTTTCGTCGTTGATAATTTTATGACTAATACTAATACATTCATTGCAAATGTATGAGTTAGGTCCAGCAATTAATTTTTTGACTTCATTTCTGTTTTTGCCACAGAAACTACATGTTAAATTTTTATCGTTTGAATCGTTTATGTTATCGCTCATTTTTTAATTGTGTATCTAGTTTCACCTGTGTCTTCGTCACCGTCAGTTGGTAAAGGAATCGCCCAAAACCCTAACTTATTATTTACTTCTTCTTGGCTTAAATCCTTCAACATAGTGAGTATCTCTTCTGTGCTTAAATCATTTACATTCATTTCGCTATTTGCAATCAAAGTTGCCGCGGCTTTAAGGTCTCCTGTAGCAGGTAACTCTACTGTTTGTGGTCTGCGTGGTCCTTCAACTACTTTTTCTTTTACTATTTCTTTAATAACTTCAACAGGTACTTCTTTTACTATTTCTTTTTCTACTATTCGTTCTGGCCCTGGCACTTCGACAATTTTTTCAACCTCGACAATCTTTTCGACCTCGACAGGTTTCTCAACAATTTTTTCCTTCTCAACAATCTTCTCGACTTCGATTTCAACGGGCACCTCCTTAGTTATAGTTTTTGGTTTTGCTTTTAACTTTTTTTCTAATGTTTCAATCTTTGATTTTAATGTTTGAATTTCTTGATTATACATTTGTTCCTGTTTTGTGGAAAGTGGAACAACTACTTCTCTAATAGTCTCTTTTGGCTTTTTTTCAAGTTTAGTTAAAGCATCATCTAACATAGACAACGTATTTCCATAACGTTCCCATAAACTATCTAATGCTGTTTGGAGTTCTTTTTTAGTCGCCATCCTTATCCAACCTTTGCTTTAACTTCTTTTCTAAGTCTAAAATTGCTTTGGGCGGATTCAAGTCAATGTTGAGTTCTTTTTCTACTTCTTTTTCAACGATTATTTCTTTGGGTTTTTCTTCTAATTGTTTTTCCAGTTCTTTTATTTTTGCCTGATTAGCCGCCGCTTCTGCCATTGCCACAGCCGCATCATCTACCGCTGATGGCATTTCATCTCTGTCGAAATATTCTACACTAGTAGGTCCACTTGTGTCACGTAACTCGTCACCATCCTTCCCTGATTGTCGTAAATGTAAGTCGTCGCTTGTTGAGTAGTTCCTTGATTCACTATTTTGTAAACTACCTGCTTCGATAATACTTCCGGTTGGCTCAGAGACTTTACCGAGGTCGTCGGAATACTCTGAATTGGTGTAATGCTGTTTACTTCCATTACCATCTCCTTCTGGTCCTGTTTTTTCTAAGTTTATCCCATATCTAAGTAATGTTTGGTTGGCGGCAATAATCAATACGACTGCTAGTGGATCAAAAACGAATACTAGCATCAAAATGAATAGTCTAACTGCTTGGTCTAAATAGTCTTGACTATCACCGCCATAAATCAATTCTGCTACATATTTGATAGGGCCAACTTCCGTTTCTAAATCTCTTACAATACTTTCTGCTTCAAATTTTTCATCTTTTAGTATTGCAATGTTGTCGTAAAGATTATCTATTTCTGTGTTGTACTCATCTATCTTCTGTAGGTTTGTGTCTTGTTGGTCTGTACTTTGATTTCTCAATCTGTTTATTTCTGCATTTGCATCATCAATAGTTTTCTGTGCTTGAGCTCTATAGTTGTCTATAGCATCTTGAAAAACTTTTATATCTGCACTTGCAGTTTGTCTTAAAGTGTTCTTTTCTTCTTTGATAGTGTCACGTTCTGCTTTTTGACTTGCAAACAATTCATTTGCTTGAGCAACGTAATCTATTTTTTCTGTTTCCGCTTGTCTAAATGCACCACCCTCGTCTAGTGTAACAACTTCTACACCTTTTGCTCTAAGGTCATTTACTGATTTGTCTAATGCGGCTAATCTACTATCTAATTGTGCAATGTCTTCTTTTAATTGTGCTCTGACATTTTCTATTTGTTCTTGGTTGTAGTCTATATCACCTTGTACTCTTGCCCATGCACCATCTCTTATTTCTTCTTGTTGTGCAATGCTGTTACTAACATCTGTTGAACCACCTAAAGATAAAATTCTATCTTCTATGATATCAATTTTGTTTTCTTCTCTGGCAATTTGTCCATCAATTCTTTCTACTGTAGCAAATGCATTGCTACTAACTCCTGCTTGGTCTAAATGTGCTTTTGACAAGTATCCAAATATACCCATGCTTGTAACTAACATCAAAACAACCACGGCTATGGACAGGTATGTTTTTAATAGTAAAGTTGTTTCATGCCAATATCTATAAAGCCAACTTGCTGTAAGTAATTTACCTATCTCAAGTGTACCTGCCATAATTGCAATCGGTACTGCTGAGGCACTGAAAATAGCCATAAGACCTTCAATAGAAAACCATGCCGCAACTCCGGCGATGGCTAGGGCTGTAAACAATGTGATTAGACCAAACAACATAGTAATTAGTATTTATCTATATAAATAGTTAGTTATGGAACTTAACTGGACTCACCACGTTGATAAAAACTATTTAGAATGTATTATTACAGAAAACCTTTATTATAGGGCCTTTAAAGGCGGTAAGAAAATAAAGAAATATGTTGACGAAAAAGTTGTGGATGTTTTTGCATTTACAGAACAAGATGATCCTTGGGAACATGAAAAATTTTGGATTAGTACATACTATAGTGATACATTAGGAAAATACAGTCCTATGCTTGATTATGACAGAGTACAACAACAAGCATGGAAGGTTAGTCACAAATGGGACAATCAAGAATTTCCTTGCTTTGGTGTGAGTAAACAAGGTGAGTATCTAGACAGACTACAAAGACCCACAAGTAAACAAACAGGACAGGACATGATTACTGTACTTAAAAACAATGAATTTCATATGATGATAGAGAAAGACAACAATGGCGATTATTGGCAGAGACCTTATTGTACAGAATTGGATACATTTTATAATGTCCAGCCTTGTTGTGTTTTTCCAGAAAACCCTGGTAGAAAATTTTTACATCATGATGAAGCAAAACGTTTGATAGAGAAGTATGGTTATGCAGAAAATACATGATACTTCCAATCAGATTCGAAAATAAATCCTATTTTATTCCAGAGAGACTAGAATATTCTCATTTTTTTGACATAGCAGTTGACAGAGAAGTTTTTGGAGACCATCAAGATATATGGCATTTGGCATGTAGCCAAATACATAACTATAACAAAGATTGGAAACTGCAAGAAAATTTTATAAATTTTGAAGATGTTTTGCATAATAACTTTGATCCTGATGCTTATTTGGAAATTACAATAGGTCATTGGTTTTTACTAAAAGATAGAAGTTGGGCAAAAGATAAAAACATTATTGTTACTAACTTTACAGAATCTTGGCTAAGAGGTTTACCTTGTTTTGGTAATGACTTTGGCAGAGAAATAATTGACCTAACTGTCCTAAGTGACTTAAAACTAGCAAAGAATCCTGTATTAGTCAGGGATAATGCAATTAAGATAGATGGTATCAAATGTGTTCAAGTGCATTACTTTTACATGGAATGTAGAGAGCATCATAAAAGTTGGATACCGTGGTGTAAGAACTATGAAGAGTTTGTTGCAGAAAACATTAATAGAATAGACCAGAAGAAAAATAAATTTGTTGCATTGTTAGGACATCATAAGCCACATAGAACAGATTTCTTGAAAAAAATAAGAAAAGAAATTAAAAAGAATCCTTTAGATGTAAAAGGATACTTTGGTGGTTTTGATTATGGCAAAATAGATGCCGACGAACACCAGGATAACCATATAGATGATGACTTTTTGAAGGATAGATTTATTGCTAAAGAATGGCTTTGGAATACAAAGTTATGGGTAGCACATGAAACACATTGCACTTATGAAGGTCAAGAACCAGAATATGTAAATGCACCTATCACAGAAAAAACTTGGAAGCCAATTGCATTTGGTATGCCATTTGTTATAAATTGTAATATACAACAATTAGAAAGAATAGAAGAATTAGGATTCGATACATTTAGAAGTGTGTTTGGTGATTATCACACAAATGATTTTGAAACAACAAATGACAATATAATTGCTATAATCAAAAACATAGACAATTACGAATCAAAAGAACTAAAAAGAATTTGTAGAAAAAATTGGATTAGGTTTATGAATCTAACAGAGTTCGATTTTCAAGATATATTTTGGAAAGAACTAGAAATAGATTACAAATAAAAAAATAGGTACACGTCTGTACCTACTTTCTTTAACGACTCGTTCTCATATATTATTCATCGTATAATGGACTTTAGGCGTCCCACGGCTCCAAGGGCCTGTTAGTTATTGTACGTCTTCTATAAAACGTACTTTTTGGTGGTCTGCTAATTCAACTGTAGCACTATTGGCTTCATGTTCTCTAACAGTACATTTCTGTACCCAACACCTACCATTAGTCAGTTCCTTAACAATTCTGTCTGCTTCATCAAATGCCTGTTCGGCAAATCTTTCACAGCCAACACCTCCAACTACTCTCAAATCAATTAATCCTTTGTCTGCTAACATTTGAAATGTTTCAAACTCTGGATCATCACTTGCAAGTAGGTAAGTATGGTCAAACATATATTTCAACCATTCTTTAAGTGGCTTCAGTCCTCCAAAGTCCACTATCCAGTTACGTTCATCAAGTTCATCACCTCCAAAGAGAAATTCAAACTGTAATGCATAACCATGGATTAAATTACAATGGCTGTCTGCTCTCCATTGTCTAAATGCACATGAATGTCCTGTATTATGTGCATAAGTTTTTCCTGAATAAAATCTTTTTGTCATAGTGTCTCAATCTTTGATGTTTGTTTTGTGTAGCCTTTACTTATCTCGTCATTAGTCTTAGCCATACTCAAAACGTGTTCCATCTTTATTGATACTGTTGATTCTGGATTCACTGTCATCATATAAGGCATAAGTCCGAAACCTTCTGCACTTCTACCTACAATTAATGGCGTATCAAGTTCAACGTAACCGTCTTCTCTTTTATCCTTCTTTAGTCTTGCAACTAATTCTTCGCCTGTTGTAAGTCTGCAACTAACAACTTCGTTTTCTTTAATAACTTCAATAAGCATAGTATTTTCCTGTAATGTTTCTATTATACAGATTAGTTATGAAAAGTCAACCTTTTTTTACTAAAATCCAGGCAACTGTGTTTAAGTGATGGTTGGGTTTGGATAGATTTATTTCCAAGTTATATTTTTGTGCAAATACATTTAATGCTTCTTTAACACCTTCAATGGCATAGTCATCAAAAACTATTACGCCGTCTGTCATCAAAGAATAAATCCACTCTGCATCTTTAAGTACACTATCTTTGCTATGGTCACCATCTATAAATGCATAACCTATTTCAGGCATAGGATAGTTTTCTAAAGGTGAATAGTCTCTTATAAATGTAACATTATCAAACTCATCAAATTTCTTTATAACTTTGTCATATTGATAATGAGGAGTTCTATCAATCTCTAAACCAAAAAAGTCATCATGCATAACTGTTTGAACTACATTGCCTTCAAATGGATCAATAGCAAAAACATGTTTGGGTTTGCTATTTTCAAGTAAATGCATTAAACTTTTACCACAAAACACACCCACTTCAATACAATTTGTATTTTCATCAACATGTTCTTTTATAAGTTCTTCTATGCAAATTGCTTTTTCAGGGAATAGAAAGCCAACAGTGGATTGCCATTTTAACATATGGATATTTAATTAGAACTTAAAAATAAATTAAATTATTCCGGCTTCTTGTTCAGTCATTTTTATATGACCTTCTCTGATTAACTTTTTACGGTTAGCCATATGCTTGTCTTGTATTTCTTCTTTACTGCCGCCAAAGTATGCAACTGCATGTCCTTCTTCTACCATTATTTCAGATACCATTCTCCAAGAATCTGTTGGTGCATAATAAACAGTAAAGTCGCCTAGTATTCGACCAAACTTACCTTTCATGTCTACGCCTTTTTTATCGATTTTAGTTTTTAGAATAGGACCTGATTTATTATCAAGCATTTCTTTTAGCCTTTTCTTTGCGGCTAAACCAAATTGTTTTTCTACTTTATCTCTTGTCCTGCTTTCTGGTGTGTCTATGCCTATAAGTCTGACACGTTCATTTCTAAGAACAATATCAAAACCTAAATCTATGTCTACATCTACTGTATCACCATCCACGACTTTTAAGACTTTGCATCTATATTCGTACATAATTACTCCTGTGTTTCCTACAAGAGTATTTATCTTAAAGTACTGCTTTAATCGTTTCTAACTAAGAAGGTATGATTGCTTAAAATAGCAACTACAGGATATACACTTCCCCAATTAGGTTGACTTATATTATGATTATAATAATGTGTCGCACCACTTGTAGGATCTATAGTAATACCTTTCATTGCCAATAATGCAACTTGGACACTTTGTTTCCAAGACTCCATATTAGGCCCTATAGGCTTTCCTGCTCTACTACCAGTGTGATATACTATTTGAATTTCATCACTTTTGCCATCACAATACCAACTGAATTGACATAAACCAATTACAGGTGTTTGTTTGCCTCTCCAGTTTGTGTAATATTTTGCTTGTTGAACAACATCACAAATGTTGTTTGGATACTTAGGATGTTTCACCCTATTTAATGTAACATGAGCAACAGCACTTTTACCTGCTAAAGACTCTCCTTTTGCTTCATGGTACACATTAGTCGCTAAACATAATGCTTGTTCAGGGTCTATCTTGACTCCGTCTACATTATAAGGTGCATAACTTACCAACATTGATAAAAGCACCGTCTTAATGGTAATCATTTCCATGTCATCAACTCCAATAATAAATTATATTATACTAAATTCGTGTGACTGTGTCAAGTTTTTGTTACCAAGAATATTGGCGTAAATGTTTGTTTATTTATTCTATTTCTTTAAAGGGAATTCTACTTACTTTACTCCATTGTTCGTCGGCAGTATATTTTGCCGCTTCTTCATAAGTAGGCATTGGGTCTTTGACTTTTGTAATTACGGGCCATTGTTTGCTCATTTCTTTATTAAACTCTAGCCAGTGATGGTCTTCTGGTGCAAGTTTTCTATCTGACACAATAGCATTTACAGGACACTCTGGTTCGCATATAGCACAATCAATACACACATCAGGGTCTATAACTAATGTATTCTCGCCTTCGTAAAAACAATCCACTGGACAGACCTTAACACATGTGGTATGCTTACAATCTACACATTCTCCTTTAACTACATAGGTCATTTAGTGGTCTCCAATGCTATATTTAACAAAAAAAAGGTATTTCGATACCATTTTTTAGTTATGATGTAAATAAAAGTAACTGATTGGTTATAGAACCAGTTGACACAAATAATGTTTCACCGCTCATTAAGATGTGATAGATAGTAAAGGAACTCGGCGTTCCCCAATCAGTCAACACAGACTCCGGAGTCAATTTGTGTTATCAATCCAGTATCAATGGCTTGTTGCCATAACTGTTCACTGGCTAAATTCTTTGCCTTTGCTTCGCATTGGATGTCGAAGTCTTTCCAGAAACTCAATGCCCAATCATTAGTTTTTTCATTAGGGTAAAAGTCTGAGTGTGCTCTTAGTTTTTGTTTTTTATGACCTGCTTCAAGAAGTCCCACAATATCATGCATACTAGAGTGGGTATCATCACTAATAGGTAAATGCTCGTCGCGACTGTAACTGTAATGCATAGCAGGACGAACTCCACGCCAACTGTCGATAACCGCTTTAACTCTGTCGTCCTCGGGTTGTATGTATTCTTCATCTCTAATCCAATGATGGTGTATGTCTAAGACCAACGCCAAATGTTTTGTAAGTTTAAGAGATTCATCAAGGCCCCAACACATTTCATCATTCTCGATTGTAATAGTGTTACGAGCTTCGGGTGATAATCTCGGTAATGTTTGTATGACTCCTTCTGCACCATGTCTGCCAGATATGTGTATATTAATTTTCATGTCTTGGAACTCTTTACCATAGCCCATCCAACGTGCCATGTTGACATGATACTCAAATTCATCAATGCTACGTTCTACAACATCAGGCTTGTCGCTAGCCAATACGCAAAACTGCCCAGGATGGAAACTAATACGCACATCAAGATTACGAGCCAGTTCGCCAACCTTAGCGAATCCTTTCTCCAGCATTCTGATATTGTCAGGATCGTCCCACATGTAGCGAAAGTTTGGCTCAGTAGCCATAGGTATTTGATTACTTCCAAGACGTACCATCCTCCTGTTTTCAGGTAGACTGCCTACCCATTCCACAAGATTGTAGGCACTTTGCATGTTGTGTTCTACTAGATCCAACATACGTTGCTCTGCAACAGACTTTTCTTGTCTTTTACACCAAGCAACAGTAGTTACCTTTTCTGTGTAGTTCTGCTGTATTTCCTTAAGGATCTTGGGCTTTTGCGTCTGATCCGGGTCCAGATATTTGCAACAGAAACCAATGCGTTGTATAGATTCGTCAAACATGGCTAAATTATACACTAATACAGTATCGATGTCAACTAAATAATGATATGGATATAGACAAAATTATTGCTTCAGGAGACAGTTTTACTGAAGGTGCTAAAAATGTAATCAATATCACAAGTGTTGAAACATGGCCCGCAAGGTTAGGAAAGAAATTAAATGTGCCTTGGGTAAACTTAGCAGAAGGTGGATCAAGCAATTATGATGTTGCATTACAACCTATTCAGCACATAGATGATAAGCCTTCAAATAAACCTCTGTTTATATTTGGTTTTACTGTGGATCATAGAATTACATACTTTGATTATGACTTAGGTAAAATAAAAAGTTTTTATACACTTTTACCAGAAGAGATTGATACTGTATTTAATAAAACCACTGAACTTAAAAAGAAATTAAGTTTAGATGTTACGTTAGGTTTAAAAAACAATGTAGATTTTGTTGGAAAATGTGATATTAAAAAAGTAAACAAAGATGATCCTGACCCGTTACTAGATGGCTTCCTGTGGCAAACTATAAATGCAATTAATATTGCTATGAATTATAAAAACTTATACAAAGGTGCGGAAGTACTTTGGGGATTCATACATGCAGAAGATACAGCAAGAGATATAAGAATTAGAACATGTCCTTTTACAAATACTCAATATAAAATAAATTGGCCCCACATGGATAATTGTTTTAATCAGTATATGGATAACTTTAATGCTGTACAAGGTTTAAGTGATAAAGAAAAAAACTGGGCAAAGAAAGATGACTGTCATCCAGACGTTGTAGGAATACAGAAGTATGCTGACTTCTTTGCAAACGTCATATCAAAAATAAGATAAATAATGATGTAGATAACTACATAATCGATTATTAGTGGAGTAACCAATGGCAGATATTAATAACTTCGGGTTGAAAGGATTAGGCAGTCTTGTCCAATTCGGAAAACGCGGATTAAAACTTCTCACAAACACAACAGATAACGAATTTACGTTTACTGACAATGACGGTTCAACTCTAGTAGAAGTAAAAGGTGCTGATGCAACTCAGGCTAATGCATTCTTTACAAAAGGACAATTTGATAGTGCTACGCAAACAGTTGCTCAATATGTAAGTACAGAAGTACAATACAATACAGGGACTACAACTTTGTTTGAAGCACCAGCAAATTCTATGATATTCAGTGTACATGTTGATGTTGGCAGTCCGTGGGTAAGTGCAAACAGTACCACAGCAGTCCAAGTTGGTGATAGTGGTGATGCAGATAGGCATTTTAGTGCCGGAGATGCTGATATGACTCAGACATTTCAATTTCAAAGCAATCATCAACACATTTACACATCTGCCACAGACGTTGTTGCAACAATCACGCAGGGCGGAGCATCATCTGGAACTGCTACAGTAACAGCGATTGTTATTACGCAGGCTGGAGTTACAAGTAATATTGCTAGAGATTACGGTTCGGTAGCATAACAATATTAATTTAAGAAATAAGCACACCTTCGGGTGTGCTTTTTTTTGACAAAAATTGAGAAACTGATAAATACACATATAATGTTTAGAAAATTATTTAATAGGAAGAGTCAATTGAATAGAGAAGCAGTATTTGAACAATTAAAAATCGACGAAGGAGTCGTAAATGAAATCTATAAAGACCATCTCGGCTACCCAACATTTGGTGTCGGCCACCTCGTCCTCGAATCAGATCCAGAATACGGGCAAGAAGTCGGAACACCAGTCTCAGAAGAAAGGGTCAAAGAGTGTTTTGAAAAAGACCTCGACACAGCAATCGGAGAATGTGAGTTATTATACGAAGACGGGGTCTTTGGAAACTTACCAGACGAAGTCCAACAAATATTGGTTAACATGATGTTTAATATGGGTAGAACTAGGTTAAGTAAATTTAAAAAAATGCATGCCGCAATTCTAAAAGAAGATTGGAAAGAAGCCGCAGTAGAAGGCAGAGATTCAAGATGGCACAAACAAGTAACTAACAGAGCAGAAAGACTCATGGTTAGATTAGAGAATGTATAATGAGATTAACAGACTTTTTAAATGAGGCAGACCAAGTAAAGGCTAAAGAAAAGAAGCCTAAGAAAATCAAGCCTAACAAAGGACATGAAAGTCCTCATCCTTACCAAGGAAGACTTGTTGGCGAAAGTAAACCTCAAAAACCTAAACCTTATAGTCCTAAGCAACCTAATCCAGTTGCTAAACATTCAAGGAATAAAAGTGGTGCTGGTGCTCATAAGTCTGCAAAGGATTATGACAGAAAAGATAAAAGAGCAGATATACTTTCTAGAATGGATGAAGGTGAAGAAAGAAGTATTATACAACATGCATGTATTGAAAAATTAATAGACAACTTTTCTGGCAGAGAATCTAATTATGAAAACAAAGAAGAATTAGAATATGCAATTTTTCAACAACTAGAACAATTAGATGTTGCAGATTGTGTAGATCCAGAAATGGAAGTAGGTGGACAACCAATTGGTAACTTTGCTAGTGGCAAGGTTTTAGATACAATTAACTCAAGTGATGTAATATATGACGTGATGAATGCTTTGGATTTATCAGAATTAGAAGGTGTATATGAAGGCATACTTGTTGCTGACAGAGGCGATATTATAAACAGTATTTTAGACCAAATAAGAAAAGAAGCATATGATGATATAGGACTTATAAAACACTTAGCAAAATTAATAGGCAAATCAGTAACTGTTAGAAGGCATGGACATAAAAAAGAAGGTGGAGTATTACAGTTAGAGCATGTAGAAAAATTAATGCTTTTACCTCCACAACATTATCGAACATTAGAAGAAGCAAAAGGCAAATTAATCACAGAAGCAGAATTCGATAGACTAGCAGAAAAGAAAGATGCTTGTTATCACAAAGTAAAATCAAGATATAAAGTTTGGCCCAGTGCTTACGCCAGTGGTGCATTAGTACAATGCAGAAAGAAAGGTGCTAAGAATTGGGGCAACAAGTCCAAGAAGAAAAAATGAAAACATTAAGACAATACATTAATATTGTTGAGGCGGCAGAAACAGGTTGTCCTTTAGCAACCAAAGATGTTGAGCTCAACACCAAGAACAGAGACTTTACTCAAGACAAATACAACTATGGTCCATTAAATGTAGATGAGCCAGGTGACTATTGGGAAGGTGTTGCTGATGAATGGGACACAACCGTTGAAGCCGCAATGAAAAGTTTATGCGGTAATTGTGTAGCATTTGATATATCACCTAGAATGGAAGAATGTATGCCTGGATCTGTTAGCCAAGATGAAGATGGTGGTAGACTAGGTTATTGTTGGATGCATCATTTTAAATGTCACAGTTTGAGAACATGCCACACTTGGGCAAAAGGCGGTCCTATTGATGAGGACGAAGTAAGTCTAGAGTGGGGCGAAAGGAATCAGATGGCTTATGAAGATTAATGAAATTGTAGAAAATATTGTAAAACTTAATACAGAACCTAAATTGGATAAACTTCCACATGAGGAAGTTGAATCAGTTATTCACAGATGGGTAAATCAAGATGACCATATAGAGTTAAGTAATGGTATGCATATACTCAGTGGTGAGAATCAAGGTTATGATGACAATGTAGCATTACTGATAGACCAAGATTATAAAATCATAGACAATGATACAGACATTGTTGACTTAATGCAACAATTTACAGCACAAGAAATAGACCCAAGCATTGTAGAAGCAATAGTTGAAAAATGTTGGAAAGGCTATGAGAAAAAAGGTATGAAAACAATGTTTGGAAAACGTGTGCCTAATTGTGTTAAAAAAGAAGCAGTTGAAGAAAATTTAAGAGCATGGTTTGGCAAAGGCAAAAAAGGTGGTGCTGGAGGCGGAGGCTGGGACCGTT